TATTCATATATAAATATCAAATTTGTTAAAAATTATCTTTTAAATCTTGGATTTGTGGGTGGTCGTGAGATTTTTGATTTACTTTTTTGTTGAGCTTTTTCCATATGTTCTTTTTCTGTCTTTTTAGCATCAACTAATTTATTATAATAAAATTTTCTTAAATATACAGGCATATCATATACATCAGAATGTATAAAACCACCTTCAGAGTAATACACGAGTTGAAATATCTGCTCGTGAATTTGTAATTTATCCTCCGGCCTTAGGCCAAAAAAAGTTTACCGTCATTGGTATCACTACCTTGACGGTTTCTCCTTCTATATCTATTTCCTGTGAAAGATCAATGTCAGGTGAAATTCTATCTAATTCTTCTCTAAAAAACATTGAATCTCTAGCCAACATATTTATTGCAGTTTGATTGATTGTAGATTGTGAATCATCACCATCAACTTCTTTTATTAAATATCTTAATCGTGTAGTTAATTCAGGTGCAACACCAGTACCTATTTTTTTAGAAGCTTTTATATCCTTATCAATTAACAATTCTTCTTTACCTGTAAGTAAACTATATTTAATTTTCTTTTTAGATATTGGAAGAGTTAGTTCAAATAAATTTTCAGTTACATTTGTATCCATTTCTTTAAATGGACAATCAGCAAGATTAAATGTATGTTGTACTTTTTGATTATCATTAGGATTTATAACCTCACAAGTATATTCTGGTCCATATGCAAGTATTCTAGCAGCAACCATTATAGCATTTTTATCACCAATTAACATATCATCAGTATGAACACCTTCTGTTAAGATAAGTGAGTTTATTAACTTATCTATAACTATACCCTTTTTGATAAGATTTTGTGATGTTAAAATATCTTCTTCTTTTGCTGTCATATATTTAATTTCAAGTTTACCACTCGATAGTGGTGAATCTTTTGGATATAATTTACCTTTACTAGGTAAATCAATTACTTCACTTGGAAACTTTTGTTCGTCTGCCATTTTATACCTCCGTTGCTCTTCTAAACCAACCTACCCAAAACTTTTCTTGGTTTGGTTTGTCTATAACTATGTTTGCAAATCTTAAAACTCTGTATGCTCTTACCCTGTCTAAACTGACATTTTGTATAGCATTTATTGTTTTTGGTCCTATACCACCATCTACTTCTATTTTATTTTTTGTTGTAGAATTAGCAGCCTGTTGTAAAACCTTGACAGCTCCTCTTCTACCAAAATTAACACACATATCAAAATAAATATGTCTTAATTGTGGAGGAACTGAATCACATTTTGCAGGTCTCCAATAATCTGTATGATATATGTGTTTAGCTTGTTCTTTGGTAAGATTTTTTATATCGACATTAGGATACCATCTTTTAGCGATTCCAAAGTTGGTTTCACCACCAGCATCATCAGGGTCGTTTACATAACCACCTTCGTGTTCTAAAACTTGTTCTATTATTTCGTTAAATGTAGTTTTCATAACTTATTCATATATAAATATATATAAAATAAAAAAACCCTCGATTTTTATTTCAAGGGTTTTTGTTATATCTTGTTTTATCTATTAGAATTTAAGTATAGCATAATCATATTTTAATGTACAAGTGATTTCAACAGGAGTAGAATCTTCAAATGATAAATCACCGAAATTAGCTGATTGAATATAAGCACCAACTAATTCCCACTCTTCAACCACATCACCAACAGGTCCTACCATATTGAATGTTATATTTTTCTTATAAAAATCAGAATATCCATCTCTACCAGTTACTGATTCGTGGGATAATCTAACCCATTCCATAACTTGTTGAGCTGCACTTGGTACAATTGGATCATAAAGAGTTATATCTATTGGTTGCCATCTTGATTTACCTTTAACATATCTTGTAACATTCATATGTTCTAATACTACTTCATCTGATTCAAGTGTTGGTCTAGTCATAGCTTTAACTAAATAGGCATTTATACCTTCAATATTCATAATAAATCTATTTTTAAGTTTAGGCTCCCAATTACTAAACATTATTTGATTCGGTTCTAATAATTCTCCTGCTGCCATTTAATTTCTCCTAATAATATGTAAGATTGTAAAACTTAATTCTTCATATATAAATATCAAAAAATATAAAAAAAAGGGATTTATATTTCAAAATCCCTTTTCTTTTTAGTTTATTTTAACTAACTATTACTCTGGAAAAGCAGCACCAGTAGGTTGAACAGTGAAGTCTAATACAATAAACTCAGCAGTTCGTGTAGGTTGTAAGAATAATTGTCCAACTAATTGATTTCTATCAATTGTATCAGGTGTATTATTCGTTCCATCCATTACTACTCTAAATGCACTTAAACCACTTTGAGATTGAACTCTATCTAAGAATGGATTTACAATACTCAAGAATCTTTGTCTTGTTTCAGCAGTATTTTGTTCAAATACTAAGAATCTTGAAGAACTTGCAATAAACTTCTTAACTCTAATAAGTAATCGTCTCACATTGATTCTATCGAGAGCACTTGATTTTTTCTGTAATGTTTTTTGTCCAAATACAGTCACCCCTTGTCCAGGGAATGTAGCGATTGGATTAACATTTGAATCATACAATGTGTCTCTATCAGATTGAGTTAGTTTTCTTTCAGCTTGAATAACTGTATCAAGACCACCACGATTCAATCCAGCAGGAGCGAACCACGGGTGAGCAACTTTATCGTTGAATGCATAAACACCCCCAAGTACTACTGAAGGTGGCACCCATCTTTGAGTTCCAGCTATTTGTGAATCAGATATTTTAATCCATGGCCAATACATAGCCGCGAAGTTTGAATCTCTTGTTTCAGCTTCAGTTGTTACTGTAGATACTTGATTATCATAAGGTACTGGATCAAGTATTGCAAAACAATCAGCTCTATCTTCACATACATCTATTATTTTGCTTGCAACTGATGTGTGTGTATTAGCAACAATTCCAGGAGCCAAGATTAAATTAATATCATACTCATCTTGGTTAGCTAGTAAATTAAGAGCTTCTGTATAAGCTGTTAAACCTTGATTAGCTGTTTGAGCATTAAATCCTTGTGTTTGTGTACCAATGTTTTCATAGAAATTAACAGCAGATGTTTGACTTCCACCTTGAGTACCCACTGCATTAAATCCACTATATCCATCAGCCCCACCTTCAAATCCACCATTTAATGAACCACTACCATTTTCAGGTAGAGAAGCAGAAACACTAAGACCATTTACATGTGATAGTCTTACATTACCATTTTCATCAATATAATCTGGAGTTGTTAAAGTTGATACAACTCTAATATATTTTGATTTATTAGGATATGAACCAGATAATTGTAAATATGGATTACCATCAGTATCTGTTTTTACATTTTGTACTTGATCACCAATAACTTTACTAATAAAATTAGGTGAATTTGGATCTAAATTAATTCCAGTCCAAGTTTCCAATAATTGTTTTCTTTTAAGATTATCATTACCACCTCTAATTGCTAATGTGAATGTTCCTTTTTTATTATTTCTATTTGAAACTTCCCATCTGATATTATCTTTTGAACCATTTGCTAAAATATTATTTACTGTTGCAGCATTGTCACTATTGTTCATTATTGTTCCATCACCTATTGTTTCTATTGTAATTGATGAAGTTTGAGGTGCAGGTGCTGATTGTGCTGTATCAGAACTTACTCCTGAACAAGATATAATTGCTTGAGCTTTTGATGGTGCACCATCTAATATTCTAACAACAGTTAATGTGTTTGAATTTCTTAAATATTCTTCAGCTGCATGTGATGTAAGATATTGGTATGAATTTGAACCACTTTTAACAACATCTCCAAACTTGTTTTGAAAGTCTGAATAAGATGTTACAACGGTTGGTACTCCTGCAGGACCTTTAAGGGTTGGTCCGATGAGTGCAGCTCCAATATCAGCCACAGCAGCCGGTAAAAATGTCTGATCTATTTCGTTAGTAAATACACCAGCACTTATGATTTTTTCGGCCATTGAATTTCTCCTAATAAGTTAACTTTTTTAATTTTGAGGTCAAATATACTATTTTGCGCAATAATATTATTCATATATAAATATATGATTATTTTCCAAAACGAAAATATTTTTTTAATTATTCTGATTTATTTGGTGTGAATACACCTGTTTCGGGATTTAAAGTTCCATCACCATATTTTTTGGTAATTTCGTCAAGAAATTTTGACTCATTTTCTTGTATTTTATTTAAAGTTTCAATTAATGTATTATTCTCTTTCTCTATAGAATTTAATTGTTCATTAACTCTTAACTTTGCAATACTAAGTTGTCCAAATTTAGATGTGACATCCGCATAAGATGATTGTATGTTTTGAACTTGTTTTAATTCTTCTTCATTAAATTTTACTTCTTCTGGCATTTATAACCTCCATTTATGATTTGTTATATAACTATATATAAATATATATAAAATTTAAAAACAAGTAAATTATTTTTTCACTTGTTCATTTGTAGCATCACCCTCATAAGTAAATGTAATTTTTGATGGAGTAAGTTGTTTTTTCATATTTGACACTTTATTTGTAACTACAGAATTTAAATATTCCGGTAATAAATAAGCTTTTGTTAATACTGAAAAAGTAGCTTTAATAAATCTCTCACCATCTTGATTCATTTCTGATGCATCTGATATTGAATCTATATTACATAAAAATTTATTATCTGTCCCATCACCCCAATATGTATGTGATTGGTCTACAAAAGATTCAATTAATGGATTCATTTGTTCTATGAAGTTTGTCCAAAGTACAAATTCATATGTTACATCACTATATGTTGGCATTCCTGTAACTATATTCTCATAAGCTGGTTGAACTCCTTGTTGAACTGAAAATCTATCGTATTGATTATCCTTACTCCAACCAGCATTTCTAACAACATTAATATATTTACCTTTAACATCGTGAGAAAAAGCTTGTCCTGATAAATCATTTCTTGAAACTTCTGTTCGTCTTAACATAATTAATGGTAAGATTAATGCATTGTTTTTATCTCGTAATACTCCTCTTTTCCTAACTGCTTTCCATCTCTCTTCATTACCATAATAAACAGGAACTTTAAATGTTTCATTAGATTCTCTAATCATTGGTTTCATTATATTTTTAACATGATTTAATATAGAAGTATCGATATCTTTAAGTGTTATTGCATAATTTTCTGAAAGGTTATTACCAGGTATAATTGTAGTTTCACGATTACCACTAGCAGTAATTCCTTTTGTAGAAACTTGATTAGCTCTATTGATAGTTTCTTTACTAACTACTTGTTTATTTGTTATCTTATTTACCGCCATTTCGTCTTCTCAACTTTTTAAGTTTATCAAGTTTATTATTTACCTTACCTTTTACTTCTTCTGATTTAATACTACTCATATCAACTTTACCAATTGCAATTTCTTTCTTTATATCCACTTCAACAGCTTTTGTACCTGTTTGACTTCCACCAGGTATATTGTCCAATTTATTTAACATCTTACCCATTAACTCTTCCATTTTTAAATTACCATTTGGGTCAGGTATATAAGTATGTTTTCGTTCACCATATACATCAGTATCCTCTTTCACATTACCATTAACTTCCTCAACCACTTTAGGTTCAGGTGCTTTGTAATTCGGACTATTTGTATCGTGTTTAACGATTCTTTTTCCTATTATCTGTTGAACTGCCATTATTTTCTCTTCTTTTTCCTCGCTATTTGAGCAGGAGTTCTTCCATTTGCTTCTAACATTTTATTCTTTTTTCTTCTCTCTTGTTTTCTTAATTTTGCTGCTTTATTCGGCATTTATCTTTCCCCCCAAGTTGGTGTATCTGATGAGTCAACCCAAGCGGCTCCACCATCATCACCATATGTATCATTAGTTAATAATCCGTGATTACCATTTCCTGATAAATCTTCTACACGAGTTCCACCACCTTCATTAAATTTCCAATATCCTACAAGATTACTAGCACCTGTATGGTCATAATTAGTTCCACCATTATATACATTTGCAATAAAATTAGCATCGTGTTCAGTATCATAAATAGCTACTTCATCAAGTCCACAAGCCCATCCGTTGTTATATGAAGCAGAATCTCCTGAACCTCTTACTGCTCTCATACCAAAAGATAAACCTTTACTCATTTCTGTACCTGTCTGACTCCAATTTATATTACCTTTGTTTGATGGGTCTGATACTCCAGTACCCCATATTTGTTGTCCATTCATATATATTTTACGCAACATATTGTTTGTTCCCGCATTTGTTCCTGCATATGTTACTGCAAAATGATACCATCTACCAACTACTAATATCCATTTATCATCAGTATCTTGAACTAAATG